GCCGCTGTTTGAACACCTAAGCGTCCTTGAGATGCTAAACGATTCTCTAATGCAAGACGCTGACGCTCTTCTTCAGGCGTCTGCATTCCACGAATTTGACCATACAGGCTCTCTGCTGTTGTTGGAGCCATTCCTGCCATAGCACCTGCTTGCCCTAACAAACCTTGCTGTAGTGCTTGCTCTTCAGGAGACAGGCCATACTCTAAGGTTGCTTGTCCAGTAGTAGGATCAACACCCATAGTCGTACCTGCACCAGTAGCAGTTTTAACACTGAATGGTACAAACTCTGCCGCACCTGCCGCAGTTTCTGCAATACCACTAGCTAAAGCAGGAACATCAGCCGCATACTGTGTCAATAAATCAATCTCATTCTGGGACAATGCATACGGAGCATACGCCGCACCTGCTTGTCCTAAGCCGGAAAGTAAACCTCCCCAGTTGATTCCGTTTTCACCCATTAGTAGGTTCCTCCGTCAATAGTACCAATAGTGGCAGTACCAGTAACAGATAGCGTGGGTGCTGTAACTGTTCCAGTGAATGTAGGTGATGCTATGTTTGCTTTAGTTGACACTGCTGACGCAATTGCATCAAACTCATCATCAATCTCAGCACCCTTGATGATTTTACCGGACGTACCTGATGGCAAACTGTCCTTCGCAGTAAAATCAGTTGTCTTTGTATAATCTGACATTAGATCGTCCTTCCTATAATTGCTTGTGCAGTGAGTCTCTGGATAGATACAGGCTGACCGCTGATTGTTGCTTCAACGCCTAATTGAACAACTTGTCCACCACCGGATGCTTGTACCTGTGGTCTGTTTACAAGAACACCACCGTTAAATTCACCGATGTTGTACTCTGCAATGTTATATTCTGCAATCACCTGAGTTGCTAGAATGAATGTTTTTTTACGGTATGAGGATGCATAGTCATATCCCCAGTTTAGTGTTGCTTGAGTAGAACTACCACCAATCACAGAGATTTTTAGATTCTTTAGTAGCTTGAGATTAGATGGTTGTCCAAAGTCAATGTAGTTGGTAAAGTAAGACATAGCATATGAACTACTGTTGTCGGTGTATCCACCGTATGTAGCAATGCCTAACCCTTTACCTAGTATTAAATCGCCATCACGCAAACGACATAAACACTGCGGTCTAATAGTGTCCCAACGTGTCACACGAGCACTACCATCTTCTAACGGACTACGCATATCAAAACAAAACGTACTACCGTTAGTCTCCAAATGAACAAGATAGAATGCCTCTTCAGGAGAGTAAACAGAATAGATTCGTCCTGTTTCAATACCAACAAGTGATGTTAGCTCTGTGCGTATATTCTTAGAAATGTCACGCATTGGCACTGACTTCTCTTGAATAGTACGGGCAAAACTACGTACACCTCCGTCAGACAAGAACAAGACATCTGTACCTGTGACTTGTACGCTGTCACGAGCAACACAACCAATTCCGGTTACAGTATCTGCTAAAGACATTGTTGCAGGATCATCAGCACCTTGGTACACAAGTATCTGAGTTTTACCAAAGATGATGAGGAAGTTGTTGTGAATTGTAATGGCAGTGATTTCATCAGCACCATTAGGCCACACTTTAGAAATGTCTATACTACCCGAACTACCTGTATCCCACTTGAATCCAGTGAGTAGGTCTGACCAATATACTGTTGTGTTATTGGTTGACGTTTTGGCAACCCAGAGTCTACCAAAGCCAGACTGAACAATATCACCAGAAGGAACCGTGCCACTGTAGTCTGCGTGTGCAGATACTTCGTCACAAGTTGTACCATCATAATATACTGGATCAGACCCCTCTCTAAATAAATAAATCACTCCGTTAAGGTTGGCACTATCAAAGTTGCCATCACTAACGGTGTAACTTGCAGGGGTAATGTCTGTGAGTGTAGATAATCCTTTGTATATTTTTGTAGCAGAGGCACTGATTACTTCTGTTGTACCATCAGTTTTAATATATTCACTAAGATGAACCATACTGTCAGCAGTGGTATCAATATCACTGGTATAAGTCCATCCTTGTCTAGCACCAATACGTCCAAATTGGTCAATGACGCAGTTGTCAGCAACTAGAGCAAACTGCTCAGAGAGTGACGTAGGGCTGTCCTGAGTGTTTAACCCAAAAAAGCCCGGTGCTTGGATAGCAATACTTTGTAGCTGTTTAGCCATTAGGTTACATTCCAGTTGACTTCTTCAGGACGCAGATTGGCTTCTAGTGCCACTGCATTGGTAAGGTCTGCTTGTGCAAGTGCTATCTGTTCTCCTGCTGACTGACCACCAGTTTCACCACGCTCACGTAGTGCGTAAGCAAAAGCAAACTGTGAGATAATTGCATCAGGAAGGTCTGTTGTGTCTGTGTCGTTGGCAAGAACATTATCACGCTTGACACCATAGACATTGATTGATGTCACTGCGTTTGGTGTTTGGTAGAAACGAATCTGTACGTCACCGTTGCTGTCAACACCTTCCAGTGCATAATACTGAATAGTGCCTTGAGCATTATCTGTTCCTAATGACAACTCACGGATACGCTGAAGGGATTCTTGAGGAATCACTCTGTTGTTTGTTTCATCATGTACGTATAGCACCTCTGAACGAACACCAAAGTCTGTCAGAGCGTATAAGTTTGTTCCTGCTACGGTGGTGATAGGAAAGGTAGTGCGTAGTACAGACCAGTCCCAAGTAGATTCAACATACCGGATAGCATCGTTGACAAAGATACCAATGAGTTCAGAATAATCCGTATCAGACACAGAAGCTACTGTATCTTCCCGGAGTCTCCTAAGTGTGTTATTTACAAGTTCTAAGTAGGTCATATCTATCTCAGTATATCACATTTTTTGTTAAATGTCAAGGTCTTTGTTTTACAGAAGACGGTACATTTAGTACTGCCATTACACTAGAACCTTCAGGTTTTGAGAGCCGTGGTTTAGGCAGTAGTGCTTGAGAACCACGTTGAGGTGTAAACCCACCGCCTCTGTTCAAAGATGCTTGTTCAAGTAATGCAAGAATTTCATTTAAATCTTTTTTGGATGCAAAGTCACCAACAAATAAATCTTGAGTAAATTCATCTATAAAATCTCCAAAAGCACTAACATCAGCGTAAACTTCTTGAAGACCACTTTCTTGATATAATGTTTTATAAGCATCCTCTAACTGATCTGCAATTTCTTTTGAGCCTTCAGGTAAAAACTTAAATAAATCGGATTGTTCTACACTAGACAGTTCTCCTAATGAACCCACAGTCATTAAAATTTCTGCCGGATTTAATTCATCGCCAGATAAAACTTTAGTTACGTTCGTAAATACAATTCCTGCGGCAGGATTTATTTTGCTAACAATACTTTGTACAACTTTACTTTCTGCAACGTCTTGAGCCAAGTCACCCCATTGATCTAAAAATGTTTGTTGGTATTCTCCGGGAGCACCTACTCTAAATGGGTTATCAAAATACTGTTGCATGGCAGTTTCTATCATACCGCCGGATTGTTGGTACTCTGGGTATTGTTTACCAAAATAAGAGTATGCAACATCTGGCCCGGCATCAAGAGCCTTTTTAATTTCTCTTGCTTTATTATAATCACCTGCTTCAATAGCGTTATTGTAGTCTGTTTTTAATGTAGCTATTGCACCTGCTGTTGTAGCTTGCCGATAGGCAGGTTCTACAAACTCAGCACGATAACCTTTATCTGGCCTATTGACATCAACTCCTTGACCCCCTAAACCTGCACTATAGAGACCTAATTGTTCAATTATACTTTTGTATCTTGTGGGGTCTTCTGTTTGAGACAGAGAAAACATAATATCTGCATATGCATTTATATCTCCTGCCATTGCTTTTTCAAAAGTTTCTTGATCTGCTTTCATTGTAAACGGAAGAGGAGTTACGTCTACTGTCGTACCTTCTAACATACCAGTACTAGGTGTCACTGTAGGGGCTGTAGGCGTATCTACAGGAGTACCGCCTAGCATACCGCCACCTGCGAGTTTCAAAGGCTCAAACGCCTGTCCTGCTTCTTCAGCCATTTGGCGTACTTGAGTGCCTAGTAAGCCTGTAGCGGCTCCAATCTGCTCAGGTGTTACACCATACTGTTGTGCTTCTCTAGCAATCTGAGCACGAGTAGCGGCAGTGTCACCACCACCTGCTGATTGAATTTGCTGTATACGTGCTAAGATGTCTTCTTGAGATATTGCCATTACCACTTCACCTTATTAGCCCAGTATGCCGCAGACATCTTGCCCTTAGCAATGTTCTTACCATGACGAGCTTTGAATGATGCACGTTTTTTCTTCATACGATCACTCTCACCTGCTTTAGGCTTACCTGCTGTCTTAGCACCTTGCTCACCAAAACGAATAGTCTTTACTTTGTCGCCTTCTTTAGCAACAACAACATGAGATTTCTTAGGATGATTAGGGGTACGCTTAGGCTTGTTATACCCTGAGACACCTGCTCGTG